AAGGCGGCCGTGGCGGTTGTCGACCCCTGCGATGCCTTGACGAACGCGACGTCGGCCTTCGTGGCCGCGGCCCCGATCGTCTCCAGGCCGACGCCGGCCAGATCGCCGGCCAGGGCGATCCCGGCCAGTTCGCCGTAGTTCATCCCGAGCCGGGCCGCGAGCTTGCTCGTGGAGTCGATGACCTCCGCCTGGGCCTGCCCCATGCTGATCATGCTGCTGACGGCCCTGGTGGCCGAGCTTGCCAGCTGCCCGAAGAACTGGGCGGCGTTGATCGTGACGAGCGTGGAAATGCCGCCGCGGAGCCCGGCAAGGTCGCTCTGGAGCGACTTGAACGCCGAGCCGGCCGCCTGCGTGCCGGACACGAGGCCCGACGTCGAGGCCGTGAAGACGGCGGATACTTTGCCGATGGTCGCCATGATCTAGTCCAGCGTGTCCTTCGCTTCACTCTTGGGCACGAACCGCGCCCCCGAGCACTTCATCAACTCCGCCTGAATCTCGTCCTCGGTCATCTCCCGGTCGGGGTCGTAGCTCGGCAGGAACATCTCGCGGAACTGCGGGTCGACTTGTGCTCCCAAGGCCTTCAGGATCAGCAGCGTCTGGAGGGCCGTTCGGCCCCACTCGTCCCCGAAGGGCTCGACGCGGTAGGCCGCGATCCACCTCCGCAGGGCGGAGATCGGGATTCGCGACTTCAGCCGCTCGACGTTGACGATCCGATGATGAGCCGCCAGCCGGTACAGGAACCGCTCGGTCAGTCCTGTCCGGCTACGGAGTTTTTTTCCACCTCGCTGATCTGCTCGTTGTCGTTCCGCATCACGGTCTGGAGGATGTGCCCGTAGAGCCACATCACGTGGTTCGGGTTGGCCTGCATCACCGGCCCGACGTTCTCACGCGTGAACATCGGCTCGCCGTTCTTCCGCACGACGCACGCCACCAGCGTCTTCGCGACGAGGGAAGCCGGGGCCGGCTTGCCGACGTAGGCCTGGTGTTCGGTCGCCACCGCGTGCCAGTCCTCGAAGACCGGGTATCGGAGGTAGACCGTCTTCGTCGTGCCGGGGATCGTGGCCTCGATCACCTCGGGCTTCCACATCAGCAGATCGTCGTCTTCGTTTGCCACATCAGGCTCCACTGAACCGAAACCGTGCCGTGCCCCGCAGGAACTCCCCCACGTTGCCGCTCACGTCGAATGTTTCAAGGAACGCATCGAGCGAGACCGATCCGGTCGCGAACGTCACGACCACCGTCCCGCGGCCGCCGAGCTCGGCCACATCGAACGGCGGGCAGTCGCGGACCTGGATGTCCACGCCGCCCGGGTCGACGCTCGTGCAGTCCCACTGGGCCACGACCCGAGCGTCCCCGCCCATGCCGACGACCGGCGACACCAGGCTCGTTACCTCCTGGAATCGGGCGTTTCCGCCCACGATGCGCCAGCTCGTCAGCCGCCCCATCGGGACGCCCTTGAACGACACGGTCGACCCCTGGGAGGACGGTGGAGGGTTGTTCGTGGGCATGGATTGGCTCGCCGACCTGGATCACGTGTAGTCGCTCGTGTAGTTCGCCGTGCCCATCTGGAGCGCCCCGGCGTCGTTGGTCAGCTCGGAGTCGATGCACTTCAGGGTGACGCCGCCGCGGGTGATGGTGGACCCGACGACCGGCTTCGTGTTGCCCTTGAAGTCGACGGCGATCGTGGTGGTGATGCCGTCGTTGGTGGACCCGTTCGGGCCGTTGTCCGGAAGGCCGGCTTCGTAGACCCGGAACGCGCCGTGGGCGAGCGCGAGCGTCGAGGCGTCGAGCCGGTTGTCGTTCGGATTCGACGCCCGCGACTTCTTGATCGTGATCTTCGTGGCGCCGGTCACGCCGATGGACTGGCCTTGAGAACTGACGAGCGACATAGCAGAACTCCCTGTTGGCTAGGTGTCAGGTGGGGTAGTAGGACCAGTTCGCGCTCCAGGTCGCGTACTTGCCCTCTTCGTACGTGAACTCGCAGTCCTCCAGGACCCAGCCCGTTGTGACCGTGATCTCGTCCGGCTCGAACTCGGTGCCCTTGAGGTTGCCGCTCGCGCTGCAAGTCTTCGTGGCGGTGGTCGAGCCGCCGCCTTCCTTCAGCACCGGGTCGGCGTACTCGCGTTCGGTGCTGTCGAGATCGGTGACGTCTTCCTTCGCGGCCGTGGCCGTCGTGTCGACGTCCTTGATGCTGACCTTCTTGACGCCCGCAGGCAGTGACGGGCCGTTACTTGGCTTCGTGGAAAGTGGCATAGATCACTCCTCGGAAAAACGGATTTCGACGGCGAGCTCGACCGTGTACGTGGGCTGCTCCCGGCCCTCGAGGTAACCGGCATCGCCGTCCCTCTCGTCGAGCACGAGGCAGTGTTCGATGGTCTCGCCGTGGGCCGTGCCGGCGAACTTGTGGATGGCGGCCGTGATGGCCCCGGCGATCTGCCAGACCTGGACGTAGCTGTCGGCGTAGACCACAACCGTGTAGCGGGCGACCGGCTCGCTCTGGTCGATCTCCGGCGTCGCGCTCAGCTCGTCGCCCAGCGACAGCTCGCGCGTGGTCTGCTCGCGGGCGTAAATGACGTAGGGCGGATCACCGCCGCCGGTCATCTCCACGGGCCAGGCCGTGCAGCTCGCGGCCGCCTCGATCGCGGCTTTCAGCCAGTTGTGAGGGGATCCTGCCACGGTCAGCTCCCGAAACTGCGGGTGGGGTTCATGCCCGAGGCCAGCTCGTTGGCGGCCTTCTCCAGGGCGCGAGACATTTCCTCGGCCAGCCGAGAGGCGGCCGGGCCGCCGTATCGGGCGCGGAACTGCTCGATCAGGTTCCGCGGGCTCACGCCGCGGCTCGTGCCGAACTCCAGCCAGATCGCCTTCCGGCTCTCGAATCCGGCCTTGTAGCCGACCACGCCGTAGACGATGCCGTCCTTGTTCCGGCCGATGTATTTGGCCTTCGTCGTGACGGCACGCCGCAGGGCACCGCCCCGCCGCTTGAAGTTCTCCTTCATCTGCCCGCGGACGATGCTGGCCTTGATCGTCCGCGTCTTGCCGACCGGCGTGATGGACTTCAGCACGGGCACGCCGTCCCGCATGGCCCGCTTCATGGCGGCCATAAGATGCTTCTTAGCGATGTGCCGCGGCAGTTCGTGGAACCGGGCCATGAGCGCCCCGATCTCGCCCTGCATCCCCTCCCAGTTGAGCGAGATCATGCGACGGCCTCCTCGACGGTGAACACGAGGTCCCCGTCCTGCTCGACCACGCTGGAAATCTTCATCACGTCGCCGCCGCGCGAGTGGCAGACGAGCTGCATCGACGCGTCGACGCCCTCGAACTCCCGGCAGATGACGGTCGCCTGGCGGTTGCCGCCGATCTGGCCGCGCCGCTGGGCCTGGCTGTAGGTCTCCTGGTCGTAGGAGCCGAGGAACGGCCGGACCTTCGTCCAGGTCGTGATGCTCTCGCCCGACGCGTTCCGGGTCTGGACGGGACGCTGCAGCTCGAAGCGATGCGTGAGGCGGCCGGCGGGGATCATGCGTCAGTACCTCCCCGACCAGGAGGACGCGGCCAGAAGATCCTCGAAGCCCATCGGGACAACGGACAGATTGCCTGCCGACTGGTCGGCCACGGCCTCCCTGTTTCTGAACTGGTGCGCCACGTACATGAGGATCGCGGACTGGAGCATCGGGCAGAGGATGAAGCCCGGGGCCTTCCCGGCCCACCACTCGACGATCAGCTTCCCGGGCCGCGGCACCACGAACGTGATCTCGCCCGGGCAGAGGTCGGCATCGACCTCGAGCTCGCCGGAGGGCACGGCCTCGCCGTCGACGGTCACGGTGATCGGGTGGTCGGCATCGACCAGGAGCGGCGGGGCCGGGAGGCTCACGACCCGCGGGCACTGCCGCCACACGCCGCGGAGCTTCGTCGCCACCATCGTGATCCCCAGCCGCTGCTCGATCAGCCGGCGGGCCGCGGAGATCTTCTGGGCGATGAGGAAGTTGTGCTCGTCCTGCTCGGGCAGGAGGCCGATCTGGGCCTTGGCGTCGGAGAGCGACACCGGCTCGACCACCGGCGCGACGATCACGGCGATGTTGTCGGGCGGTGTGACGATCACGATCCGGCTCCCCTCACCACTGCCTGCTCGATGCACCGATCGGAACTGCGGGCCGCCGGGACGTCGGGGGCCGGCGTGGCCCGGCCGGTCGACGTCAGGAAGCCCGCGAGGCCGGGGGTCGCCTGGATGACGGCCCCGGCCGGAGTGCCGCGGAACTCGGACGTGAGACGGACGGGGACCAGCTCGGCCACGTGGACCTCCGTGGGGACCGACCAGAGCCGGCGGGGGCTGGCAAGTGCCGGCCCCCGCCGGAATCAGTCAAATGGATCAGGTCGTGGCCTTGGCGAGGCGACCGACGAACTCGCTTCCGTGATTGCTCACGCCGAGCCGCGTCGAGGCCACGTAGAGAACCTGGCGGCTGCGGACGAGCAGCTCGCGGGCCACGTTGATCTCCAGCCCGGTGTCCTTCAGGCCGATGGCGGTCGACATGCTGAAGTCACCGAACAGGGCCAGCGTCGTGGAGGGCAGGCCCTTCACGATGTAGACCGGGGCGCCGAAGATCGTCGGCACCACGCGGCCGCCACCGACCACCATCGTGGTCTGCTGGGCCGCCCAGATCTTCATGAGGTCGACGTAGCCGGCCTTCGAGCAGACCCACGCGCCCGTGCCCATGATGGCCTCGTCCACCTTGCCGACGACGTCGGCGAGGTTGGCCGCGGTGGTGGAGGCGTTGGCCGCCACCGTCACGGTGTTGCCCGAGCCCACCGAGGCCGCGAGGCCGGTGATCGCCGGGTTGGCCGTGTTGCCGCCGAACGTCACGTTGTCCATCCACCGGGCGAGCCCGTGGCTGAACCGGTCGACCACCAGGCCGGCGACGTCGATCGGCGAGTCATCGAGCAGACCCCGCGACACCGGCACCGAGGCACCGCCCTCGTAGAGGGTCAGGTCGGCACCGCTCGTCGAGATGTCCTGGTCGGTGAACGCCACGTTCTCGGTCGCGAAGCCGAACGTGACGTCGCCGCTCTTGGGCAGGGTCAGCTTCTGGCCGCGGGGCCGGAAGATCGAGGCGAGCTGCATCGCCACCGACTGGTACTGGAGCCGGTTGACGATCGCGGAGTAGAGC